AAACCGGCAAGTAATTTAAGCGAAAGCTTTAAAGAAATGGATTTTGATCAAAGCATTAAAACGCACGACACCAAGATCTTAAAATCACTAGGCGTTCCACCAATCCTGTTAGACGGTGGAAATAATGCTAATATTTCTCCAAACCTAAGACTATTTTACCTAGAGACTATTGTTCCAATAGCCGCAAAGTATGTAAGTGCACTAGAACGATTCTTTGGTTACGATATTCAAGCAATAACTGCAACTGTTAGTGCCCTACAACCAGAACTAAAAGACGTAGCAAGTTATCATTCTACACTAGTAAATGCTGGAATTATTACAGCCAACGAAGCTAGAGTAGAGCTAAGATATGGTCCAATTGCCGGTAACGACGATTTACGAATACCGGCAAACATAGCAGGATCAGCAGCAAATCCTAGTTTAGGCGGTGCTCCACCAAAACCTAAACCCACAAAGGAAGTATATGACAAAGAATAAAGTACTATATTTATCTAGTCCTTTATCTTTAAACTTAAAAGATGCTCAACAAACAGACGTTCAAGATTCTATTTACATCGAAGGCTACGCAAGTACTTGCGACGTAGACAGAAGTGGTGATGTAGTCTCACCAGACGCCTGGAAGAAGGGCTTAACAAACTACCTAAAAAATCCTATTATTCTAGCCTACCACGATCATGATGATCCTGTTGGCAGAATGGTGGAACACAGAGTAGATAGTAAGGGTTTATGGATTAAGGCAAGAATCTCGTCGGCAGCAGAGATTTACAATCTTGTAAAAGATAATGTATTAACTGCTTTTTCAATTGGATTTAAAGTTATTGACGCCACTTACGATTCCCAGTCGGAAGTATTTATGATAAAGGAAGTAGAACTAGTGGAGATTTCCGTAGTTTCAGTTCCTTGTAACCAAAACACTCTTTTCAGTTTAGCTAAAGCGTTTGATAACGCAGAAGACTATTCAGTATTTAAAAAGCAGTTTATCGAGTCTACTACTACTAATAAAGTGGACACAGAAAACAGCACAACCAAAAAGGAATGGACCATGTCTCCAGAAGAAATCAAGCAAATGCTAGAAACAGCAACAAAGTCAGCCGTTGAACAAGCAACAGCAGCTTTTACCCAAAAGCAAGAACAAGATGCTAAAGAAAAGGCTGAAAAAGCTGCTCAAGAAGCTGAACTACAAAAGCGTGTTGACGCAGCCGTAGCAGCTCGTGTATCAGTCTCTGATACCGGTGCTGAGCGTCTACTAGCCGATATGACAAAGCGTATCGAATCAGAGCAAGCAAATGCTCTTAAGGGCCTAGAGGCCGTAATCAAGGAAAAGGCTGACGAACTAGCCAAGATCCAACAGTCAAAGATGAACTTCTCTGACAAGGCCGGTGAGTCTACAACTTACGAAGACCGCGAAAAGGCTGTTTTCCTAAGTAAGATCCTAGGTCGTCCAGTTAACGGCACACAGTTTGGTGCTACGCTACTAGAAAAAGCCGGTGCTCACGTTCCAGGTGCTACACCTTGGGAACTTGAAGTTTCACTAAATCTAGAAAACGAAATTCGTCGTCGCCTAGTAGTTGCTCCGCTAGTTCGCAACATCTCCATGAGCACAAACGTCATGAAGATGCCGCTAAATCCAGAAGCACCTAATAATGCTAACTGGGTTGCTAACGGTGACTTCGGCACCTCAACTTCAGCCGGTACAGCCCGTACACATCAGCTACGTGAAATCACACTAAACGCTTATAAGCTAGCCACAAGCGAATACATCGGTTTCGAAGAAGAAGAAGATTCACTAATCGTTCTTACTCCTATCATCCGTGACGCTATGGTTCGCCGTACAGCTCGTGCTCTAGACAAGGCCTTCATTTACGGCCAAGGTTCTGGTTCCGATCCTGTTACCGGTATTGCTGCTTATGACACAACTTCAGCTTCAACAACAACATATACTGCTGCTTGTACAGTTGCTAAGCTACGTGCTCTACGTTCAGACCTAGGTGTTTGGGGTATTGACCCAGCTCAGCTAGTTTATGTTGTTTCACAAGAAGTCTATTATGACCTACTTGAGGACACCACATTCCAAACAATGAACCAAGTTGGCCCACAGGCTACACTACTAACTGGCCAAATCGGTCAGATCGGTAGCACACCGGTTGTTGTTTCTGGTGAGTTCCCAACCAAGATCACTGGTGCTTCTTCATCAGCAGGTGTTGCTAACTACGCTGCCTTCTGCTTTGCCCCAGCTAACTTCTTAGCCGGTAATCAGCGCGGTCTACGTTTCGATACACAAGATCTAGTTGAAACACAGCGTCGTGTTATGG